TATTGTAAAGATTGTGGAGTGATTTATGGTTGTAGCAGAGGTACTGACAGGAATCGCTCTCGTAAAGCAGGCCACAGATTTTATCAAGTCTAACATCAATGCTGTTAAAGACATCGGGCAGATGGCAGATAAGATTGATGATTTGTTTCGCGGAGAACATGAAGCACAAAAAGCCCGTAACAAAAAAGCAGGTGTAGATACCTTTAGTGTAAACTCTGTTGCACAAGAAGTCATCGATGCAAAGTTAGCGGCTGAAAAATTACGCGAAGTATCTGTACTTATAGATATGAGATTTGGACCCGGAACGTGGGCAGGCATTGTAAACGAACGTGCCAAAAGAATACAGGAAGCAAAAGAGGCAGAGAGGAAAAGAAAGATAGAGCAGGCTCGTAAAGAACACGAGTTTTGGGAAGCAGCAAAAGCAACAGCAATAGCTGTAATTGCAATCGGAGCAATGGCTCTATGCTTTGTTGTTGTGTTGACTTCTTCTATCTAGAATCGTATACTAAAGTATTTGGAGAAATAAATGTCTTTACCTAAACTAGCCATAGATGCTTTGTTGTTTAAGTATCAAGCGGAGATGAAAGATGCAACGTATGTACTCACTAATTATCTCAACAATGCAGTCGCTGTGGGAGAACATCCAGACCTGCTTGAAGAGATGGATAAAGCTATTGATAAGTATGCTGAAGCGAATGAAAAGTTTGCTACGCTTGTAAAGCTAACTCAGGAGAACAAAGATGGCACTAAAAAAGAGCCAACGCTCTTTGAAGGCATGGACTAAGCAGAAGTGGCGTACCAAAAGTGGTAAGCCGTCGACACAGGGTCCAAAAGCAACCGGGGAAAGATATCTACCTGAGAAGGCCATTAAGTCCCTATCAGCGAAAGAGTACGCTGCAACAACCCGTGCTAAAAGAAAAGCAACTAAAGCAGGTAAACAAGTCTCCAGACAACCCAAAAAGATTGCTAAAAAAGTACGTCGTCATAGAAGAGTAACATGACCTATCTCGAATTAATCAATGCTGTCCTACGTGAAATTAATGAGGTGGAGATTACCACGGTCAGCACGACTCGTGGTATTCAAACATCTGTAAAAGATTTTATTAACAAAGCACAACGAGACATTATCAACTCTGAGGTTGAGTGGCCTTTCACTGTAGTTAGCCAATCTTTTACTACTACAGCAGGCACTGCAGAGTACAACGAAGAGTCTGACGCAAAAACAGTAGACTATGATAGTTTTACTGTTCAAGAATCAGCAAGCACATCTGAAAGAACATTAAAGTATCTTTCATTTGAAGAATACTTAGAAAGATTTAATGAGACGGATACAAACCCAACAGGAGATGCACAAGGACTACCTGTGTACGTTTATACCACTCCAGATAGTAAGATAGGATTATCTCCTGTTCCTGATGTATCCACATATACAATACGATATTACTACTATCAGACAACTACCGATATGTCTGCAAACACAGATACACCGACCATACCTGAACGATTTCATGACGTGATAGTCAACCGTGCAAGATACTTTGCACACATGCTTCGTTCAGACATACAGTTTTCACAGCTTGCGTTGCGCGATTATGAATCAGGACTTTCTCGTATGCGTATCGAACTTATCAACAAGAAAGATTACATGAGAGCAGTTTAATGGCAGATACCTCGCTTCTTAGCCCGTTTGTTGTCCGTTTGGGCGGTGGCTTGGTATTGGATAAGGATACGTTCTCTATCCCACCGGGTGCTGCATTACAGCTACAAAATTTCGAACCTGATATCAATGGTGGCTACCGTCGCATCAATGGCTTTACTAAGTTTGATAGTAACCAAGTTGGTGGTTCCACAGGCACAATTCTTGGGGTACACATATATAAAGACCAAGCGATTGTTGCAAAAGGTACGTCCGTATTCAAAAGCACAGGCAGCGGATACACCAGCATAGATACAGGCCGCACCAGTGCTGGAAGGTACAACTTTGTAAACTTTAACTTCAACGGCACAGATAAGATGATTATGGTAGACGGTGCAAACCTTGCATCTGTTTTCGATAACTCTTCTATTACAGACGTTAGCGCATCCGGTAGACCAGCAGACCCCAAATTTGTAGAGATATTTAGAAGTCACGCATTTTATGCTGGCATGTCTGCAAGTCCACAAGAACTTATTTTTAGTGTTCCGTTTGATGAGGATGACTTTACGGGTGCTAGTGGTGCAGGAAGCATAAAAGTAGATGAACCTATTGTAGGTATCAAGGTCTTCCGTGAAAACTTGTTTGTGTTCTGTGAAGATTCTATTTTTAAAATTGCAGGTTCTAGTTCATCGGATTTTGCAGTAATTCCTGTTACTCGTGCTATCGGCTGTGTTGATGGCTTCAGCATCCAAGAGATATCAGGTGATTTGATTTACCTTGCACCAGACGGACTGCGTACGATTGCTGGTACAGAAAGAATTGGTGACGTTGAACTTGGTACGATTTCTAAACAGATACAGCCGCGCCTTGATAACATAGATACTGACCGTATTTCCAGTGTGGTTGTTCGTAATAAATCACAGTATCGTTTGTTTTTTCCAGATGACACTGGTACAGCCACTTCATCTCCGGGACTTTTAGGCGTTATTAAAGCAGGCGTTGACGGTGGAGTTGGCTGGGAATACGCAGACTTAAAAGGCATTAGACCTGCATGTTGCACTTCAGGTTTTATAAATGGAACAGAAACTATACTACACGGTGGATATGATGGTTTTGTTTTTAAACAGGAGGTAGGAAGCACTTTTGACGGCACAAACATAGCAGCCATATATCGTGGCCCTGATTACACGATGGGTGACGCTGGTATCCGTAAGATGATGCAGCGTATCATTTGGAACTACGATAACGAAGGTGCGGTGAACTCAAACTTTCGTATCCGATACGATTTTAATTCAAGCGAAACACCACAACCAAGTCAATACACGTTGAACACAGGTGCTGCCGTAGCCATCTATGGTAACACTTCATCTACGTACGGAACAGCCGTGTACGGTTCGTCAGGAACCCCACTCGTGCGACAGAGTATAGAGGGTGGCGGATTCACAGTTGCAGTAAGACTAGACGACGCGGCAGGAGCCGCACCAATTTCACTGAAAGGCTACCAACTGGAGTTTACTCCGGGCGGAAGGAGATAATAAATGGCAGGATATACCAGACAATCCACGTTTACTGATGGCGACGTTATCACCGCTGCACACAGTAACGATGAGTTTGACCAAGTTCTTGCAGCGTTCGTAAATACAACAGGTCACAAACATGATGGCACGGCAGCAGAAGGTCCGGTCATTGGCTTGATTGGTGACCCCGGTGTCGCTACGCCCCTCAACAAGGTTGTAATCGACAACCCTAATAATCAGATTGAGTTCTCTGTGGACGTATCAAGTTCGTCCGTAGAACAGCTTGTTATTAAAGATGGTGTAATCGAACCTACAACCACCAACGACATCGACCTCGGCGCAAGCGGTAAGCAGTTTAAAGACTTGCATTTAGATGGCACAGCCAACATAGACAGTCTTGTGCTTTCAAGTGGTGCAACTGTTACAGCCATCCTCGATGAAGACAACATGGCATCTGACAGCGCAACATCGTTGGCAACACAACAGTCAATCAAAGCGTACGTTGACACACAGCTAACTGCAGAGGACTTAGACTTTCAAGCAGATAGTGGTGGCGCACTCAGCATAGACTTAGATAGTGAGACACTTACTTTCACAGGTGGCACAGGCATCGATACCAGCGGTTCTGGCAACGCTGTCACGTTCGCTATCGACAGCACTGTTGCAACTCTGACAGGTTCGCAAACTCTTACCAACAAAACCCTCACCACACCAATCATTGCAGAAATTGATTCTGGTGCAGACATCACTCTCGATGCAACCGCTGATATCATTCTTGATGCGGGTGGCGCAAATATTATTTTCAAAGACGATGGCACATCAATCCTTGACATTGCCAACAATTCATCTGATGTCGAACTCACAGTAAGCACAGCAGATAAGAACTTTGCCATTAAAGGTACAGACGGTTCGTCTGCTATCACTGCCCTAGATATCGACATGGCCCTGAATGGTAAAGCTACCTTCAGTGGCGACGTTGTTGTAACTGGCGACCTAACTGTCACAGGCGATGATATCACTATGGGTACGAACACCTCTGGTCACATCATGGTGGCAGACGGTTCGAACTTCAATCCGGTCGCTGTATCGGGTGACGTGACCATCAGTAGTGCAGGTGCAGTCACAATCGCAAACAGTGCTGTTGAATCAGCAATGCTTAACGCTAATGTAATCACAGGTCAAACTGCTATTACTTCAGGGTTAGATACATCTAATGATACCATACTAATCCACGATGCAGATGCAGGTGCGTTGAAGAAACTAACACTCGCTAACCTGTCTTCTGGTTTGGGTGGTATTACAGATGTAGTTGCGGATACGACTCCGCAGTTGGGCGGGTCACTTGATGTTAA